ATTATATATAGAACCTAAAAATTAAACTATGGATTTAAAGAATCAAATATTAGTAGCACTTGGACTTGACAAAGAAACAGAAGTTTCTCTTGCTTGGCAAGCAAAATCAGAAGACGGAACTATTTTCGTTTCAACTGCTGAGGAATTAGCAGCAGGTGTAGACATAAGCGTTCTTACTGAAGATGGAACTACAATTTTATTGCCTGTTGGAACTTACAAGACTGATACAGGAGTATCTTTCAGAGTAGAAGAAGAAGGTATTGTTGCTGAAGTAATTGAGTCTGAAACTGAAGAAGAAGTAGTTGAAGAAGAAGTAGAAGCTTCAGAAGAATTAGCTGAAGATGACGGAGAAGAAGCAGATGTAGCTGATTGGGAAGGAATGGAGAAAAGAATCCAAAACCTTGAAGACGCAGTAGCTTCATTAAAAGGAGAAGAAAAAGATACTGAAGAAGAAGTTGAAGAATTAGAAACTGAAGAAAGAGGTACAACTCCAAAATCTATTAAGACTACAGAAGTAGTTGAATTTTCAATAGAAGAATTAAAAGCTGAAAACGAAAGACTAAAGACTGAATTAGCAGCACAACCTGCTTCAGCTCCTTTAGATACTAACAAGTTCAGTTCAGATAGAAAACCAATGTCTAAAAAAGATTACGCTAAATTATCTAAAAGAGAAAGGTTCTTACAAGACTTAAATAAATAATAAATATAAACTAAAAAAACAAAAATTATGGCTTTCACTACGACAAGCAACTTTGCAGGAAAAGACGCAGGATTCTACATTTCAGCAGCTTTAAACCAAGCAAACTCACTAGACTTCTTAACTTTGATTGAAAACATCAAGTATAAGTCTAACATCCAAAAAATGGCAGGTTCATCTTTAGTAGCAGACGCTTCTTGCGACTTTACAGACGCAGGTACTTTAGCACTTACTGAAAATGTACTTGAGCCTAAGAACTTACAAATTAACCTTGACTTATGTAAAGCGACTTTACTTGATTCTTGGGAAGCGTTACAAATGAAAGCAGGAGCAGGCGCACCACCACCTGCAAGCTTTGACGATTACGTTATTTCTTACATGGGCGAAATTATAGCTAACGGAGTTGAATCTTCAGTATGGTCAGGAGCAGATGCTTCAGGAGGACAATTTGAAGGGTTCTTAACAGCTACTACAGGAGCATTTGCAGTAGACGGTACAGTAAATAGTTCAACTGCTTCAGCAGCTTATACAGCAGATAACATTATTGCTAACTTACAAACTTTAACGGCTGATATGGCAACTGATATTTCTGCTGTATTAAGAAAAGAAGACTTACATATCTATATGAGTCCTAAGACTTACGCTTTATATATTTCAGCAGTATCTACTTTAGGATATGTGAACGCTTACAATATGAATGGTGATTACGTTCCTGTTTTTGAAGGGTACAAAATTGCAGTTTGTAACGGAATGCCAAATGACCAATTAGTAGCAGCAGAAAAATCTAACTTATTCTTTGGAACTGATTTATTAAGCGACCAAACTAGAATTTCTTTGATGGATATGGCTGCTTTAGACGGTTCAGATAATATGAGATTAGTTGCTCGTTACTCTGCAGGTGTTCAGTTAGGTATTGGAGCTGATATCGTTCACCAATCATAATTAAATAATACGGAAGGAGGGGGTAAAACCCTTCCTCCCTTAACCTAAAAAAAACAATAAAATGGCTTGTACAGCACTAACAAAAGGTAGGGGACTCGACTGTAATAGAATCAGTGGAGGAATAAAGTATGTTTATTTCGGAGTTTATGACCAATTTACAGCACCAATAGAAACAACAGGAATCGTTCAAGCGTCAGGAGAAATTACTGATATTGAAATGGCTTCTAATGTTCTTTACAGATACGCTATGCCTTTAGGTACAGCTAGTCTTTCTGAAACAATTACAGGTAGTAAGGAAAACGGAACAATTTTTTACACTCCAACTTTAAGTCTTATACTTAACAAACTTACAAAAGAAGACCAAAATCAGGTGAAATTATTAGGAGCTACTAAGGTGGTTGCTTTTGCTCAATTAAACGCTACTCTTGCTAACGGACACGACGTTATCGTAGGATTAGGCGTAACAAATGGGTTAGAACTTAATGCAGGTACTATGGACTCAGGAGCAGCTTGGGGTGACCGTTCAGGTTACACTCTTACTTTTGACGGCTTAGAAAAAGAGCCTTTCCCAATGGTAGAAGACTACACTACAGAACCTTTTGACAATGCAGCATTTAATTTTGGTGCAGGAAACCCTGTTACATCTTAATCAGTATTCTTTTATATATTTTAAAGAGGGTAGCTTAACGGTTACCCTTTTTTTACACTTAGTGAGGGTGGTGCAGTTCGTCTGTATATAGAGCAATCTAGCGTTCACTATAGGGATTAAGGTTGCTTTGGCAGCCTTTTTCTCGTTATAACCAAACAGAAAGGAACTTTTTCTATTATATAATATGATACAAGCAATTACTGAAACAAACATATTAGCTAACATAAGCACAGAGGACAATAGAATAGATACGTCAGTAGCTTCTACTCAGATTAGGTTCTTAATAAAGTTTATAAATGACCTTGATGGTTCTGTAGAATACGGCTATCCTTTGTTATCAAATGGTATTAAACCAAGATTCACAATAATGAACCTTACTTATTTTCATATTCCTAAAATATTTGATAATCAAATAAAACTTTTACCTGCAGGACATTGGAAATATGAAGTTTATGAAGTAAGTTGGATAGGTACAGTTCTATTATCAACAGAAACAGCTCCTAGAACTGAAACACAGGTATTACCTGTAGCTGATACAAATGGAGTAGTTCAAGGAATAGTAAGTAAAGGAATACTTAACTTAACAGAAAGAGCAGGAACAGAACAAGTGCAATATACTCAACACCCTGAACCTTCAGGAACAAACTATACATACTACGGACAATAAATAAAAAAAATGGATAAAATAATTTCGGTCGATTTAAGCACAAGTACAGCACCTTTAGTACAAGAAGTACGAGGTAAAGATTACATTGAGTACGGAGATACAAACGGAGAATGGAGAAACCTCTATCCACAGTTCTTAATTGACCTTTACTATTCAAGCTCAATAACGGCTGCAATCGTGAACGCTACAGCTGAAATGATAAATGGTGAAGACTTAGTTATATCTGATGAAGATGACAGAGATGAAGAAGCAAGAGTAAAGCTACAAAACTTTATGAATAATGCTAATTCAAATGAAACGCTTCACGAGGTTTTAAAAAAGGTAGCTTTTGACTTTAAATTACAAGGTGCATTTGCACTTAACATAGTATGGTCTAAAGATAGAACACAGATAGCTGAAATCTATCATATCCCTGTAGAAAAGATTCGCTGTGAGCGTCCTGATGAGCTTGGAAAAACAAACGGCTACTATGTATCAGGAGATTGGGCAAATACAAGAACTAACAAGCCTTACAGAGTTCCTGCTTTTAATGTCAATGACAGAACTTCACCAAATCAAATCCTTTACACAGGTCTTTACAGTCCTAATATGAATTCTTATTTTACTCCTGATTATGTTAGTTGTAATAATTGGGCTTTAATTGATTCTAAAGTTTCAGAGTTCCACCTCAATAACATCTCTAACGGCTTCACAGGAAGCTTTATGATTAGTTTCGCAAATGGAATACCGACAGCAGAAGAAAGAAGACAAATAGAGCAAAGTTTAGAAGCTAAATTTACATCAGAAAAAAATGCAGGAAAATTCGTTTTGACGTTCTCAGATGACAAGACAAGAGTACCTGAAATAACATCTATTAGTCCTTCAGATTTGGACAAACAATTTTTAGCACTTCAAGAACTACTTACTAGCAACATCCTCAGTGGGCATAGGGTGACTTCTAAGACACTTATGGGCTTAGATAGTGCTAATGGGTTCTCAAGCAATGCAGACGAGCTTTTAAACGCTTCTAATTTTTACTTAAATACGGTTATAATGCCGTTCCAAAATCAAATATTAAAAGTATTGCACAAGATATTCCAAGTAAACAATATGGATATGCCTATTCAGTTCGTGCAGCTTAAACCAATTACAATACAATTTGATTCTGCAACGATTAGAGAAGTTATGACGCAAGACGAAATAAGAGAAGAAATTGGATTACCACCTTTAGAGGTTGAAGAAGAAACCCTAGACTTTGCAAGTGAAAAGACTGAACTAGACACTTTCATTGAAGAATTTGGAGAAGACATTCCTGAAGATTGGGAGCTAATAGAAGAAGAAATAGTAGACGGAGAACACCAAGACTTTGACTATGAAGAAGTATTAAATGAACTAGCAGGAGAAAAGATTGAACTAGCTTCAACAGGTAGAGCTATTCCTAGCCGTAAGTCAGAGCAAGACGGACTGTCTAAAAAAAGTGGTGACTACTTTAGAGTTCGTTATGTATATTCTAATGACAATTTCTTAACTAACAAGTCAGGAAGTAAAAGAGAATTTTGCAGAAAGATGGAAGGAGCTAATAAGCTTTACAGAAAAGAGGACATAATCAATATGGGTAAGAAACCTGTAAACGCAGGATTTGGTATTGACGGAGCTGCAACCTACTCAATTTGGCTATACAAAGGAGGTCCTCAATGTTTCCATTTTTGGAGCAGAAGAATCTACAAAACAGTAATAGGAGAATCTAAGACGACTAAGATAGAAGACGCTGATATGATTGGCTACACTAAGGCTAAGTCTGAAGGTTTTACTGCTAAGAAGAACGACAAGCTAGTAGCAACACCACCAAGAAAAATGAAGAATAACGGATATATAAACGCAAGATAATTATGAGCTACATACTATTTATATCAGAAGCTAAATTAAAGGACTCTACAGCAATCAATTTAAATGTTGATGTTGAGCTATTACTTCCTTACGTAAGGCAAGCACAGAAGCTTTATGTGGAAACTAAGCTAGGTACTGACTTGAACCAAAAACTTAAAGACTTAATTGTAGCAGGAACAGTAGGTGACGCAGGAAACGAAGCCTATAAGACTTTGCTAGACGATTACATTGGTGATATGCTTCCTAATTGGGCGTTTTACCACGCTGTACCTTTCCTTAGATTTAAGATTGAGAATGGGAATATCTATTCAAAGACATCAGAAACAGGAACAGCTTTAAGTACTGAAGAAAGCCAACACCTAAGAGAAGAAGTAAGAAACACAGCTGAGTATTATACAGAAAGAATGATTGATTACATTTGCAATAATACTTCTAGTTTTCCTGAATA